ATATAAAGACCCTGAATATGTACCAGCCACACTTGCTTGCGCCCAAAACGATACAGTAACTGTTTTTGCGTTTGCTGTCCCATACATTAAATCTGCGACATTAAAACCTTCAATACGCTGACCAACTGTTAGGTAATCTCCAGAAGAAGCAGAGCCACCAGTGGTAATAGTAGTTAAGCTACTGTTTACAAAGCCTTGACCCGTTGGAACTGTTGTTACTTGTTGTGCTGTTGCTATACAAAAAGCACCTGATTTTTGATAGGAGTTTCTGTCAGGACACACAAAAGTTCCATCGCCTGTAGTAACTGTTTGGCTTGTTCCGCTATATCTCTGGTCTATAACCATACCACCATTAATAATACGATTCTTCATGCCCGTGCTAACGCCGGGGGAGCCTAGTTGTGAAAGTATGTTTGATGTTGTCATTATGCACTCCTTACTAGTGAGGCTTGGAAATAAGTTAAAGCTGAACCTGATGCCGTTGTTCCAGCAACTGTTGTCAAAGTGTACATTTCAATATAATCTGTTGAACCATTGCAATAAACTTGTGCCGAAATAATTGCAATGTAAGCTGCTCTTGACCCAGATAATTGTCCATATTTATCAGCAGCACCATTTTTATAAATAATTAAATAACCATCAGTTATTCCACCAAATTGAACCCCACCATTTATTTGATAATATCCAGCTACAGTTGGTGTAAAACGATAGTTAGTTACGTTGTCGTAGTTGCTATTTGTGTCATAACTTTCAGTATTAAAACTTAATTTAGTGGTTGTACTTGCTGACAATGCTTGTCCAGCACTCATATAAGCACTAAACGCTGGTCCGTTGCCTGCTACGTTGGTTCCTAGGATGGGTTGGGTTACAGACCCCGCCGCTAAGTACGTTGTGCCCACACTACCCGCAGTCGCTGGGATGGCATTGAGAACACTAGACACAAAGAATGACACCGTTGTGATTAAATCACCCGATGTAGCTCCGCCGCCAGCTAATACGACCGTTGTGCCGTTCGTTGCCGTGTAGTCAGCCGAGCCTAGTCTTACACCGTTACGCAGTACGTCAATAAATCCTGCCGTGTAAGATGGTGGTGTGAAGGTTGTCTGTCCTGCCGTGGCTGTGAACTCGGTTACTGTCCTGTACGCCGTGGTGGTTACGCCTGACGCCGGTATGCCTAGATAGCGGGCTGATATGTTGCCCGTGCCTGACGGCGGTGCGCCAGAGAACGTGAGTGTTGTTCCTGATACTGAGTAGGTTGACGGGTCTTGCAAAACGCCACTAACCGCTACTAAGACAGACGCAGTGTTCGCAGGTGCCACAGACATCGTAAAGGCGGTTGTAGAGCCGTTGCCGTTAAACGAGTCCGTTAAGAAGGCTATCTGAGAGGGTTGGTTTCCTATGAATGGCATTAGCGTATTTCCTGAAGTATAATTACTGCAAGTCTTGCTGAATTGCCAATGGTTGCAGTACCAACAGAAGTAGCATTTCTTCCATAAATTGTATACGTTAATGAGCTAGTACTAGCTGGAGAATCTAAATAATAAAAAGGCAACATACTTTCTAAATAACCTCCTCCATTTGTGTATATATTTCCTAATCCATATGCAGGAGAAATTATAGAAGAACCTCCTCTATAAAGAGAAATATTTGGTTGTGTCGTGTTCGTATCTGCGGACGCCCATATCATTCCAGAAACAAGAATCCTACTTGTTGAAAACTGTGGAGTTATAGACGCCGTTAAGTTTGTTGCTGTCCAAGTTCCTGTGGTTAACGATACACCAACAGCATTCGTGCCTTGCACAACCTGTATAACACTACCGGTCGGCATATTAATTGCCGATACAATTTGGCTTTGACTTAACCCTGTTGCGTCTATTGTTGAGATTGGCATATTTTATAGCTCCGCAGATGCTGTGTAATGAAAAGTATAAATTGTTGACGCAGATAAAGTAACTCCGGGATTGTTATATCCGTTATAACCTATATTTAATGCACTTGCTGTTATGTCAGAACCGCCTTGCTGATATATTTTGCCCGCAGTTCCGCTATTTGGTGAGTATTGAACAACTGTTGGCGTGCTTCTCATTGGTCTTTGAAATCTAAGTTGTAAATACTCACCAAAAGAACCATTTCCATTACCTGCAACACCTATGGAGCCAACATTCGTTATTGTTCCGGGAACAGTTGGTAAGTCATAAGATTTGGAATAATATCGTTGACATAAGGAAAGGTCAGTATCAAATTGTCTATACTCAAACCCTGTGGCAGCTAGACCAACTTCCAACTGTACGCCGGTGATATAGAATGTTGCACTTGAAGTACCAACTAAATTAGTTTGCCCTGTTGCTGCGTAATATGTATTAGCCGACCATGAACCTGCCGTACCTGCGTAAGTAGAACCTGTGCCGATACTAAACCCAACTTGCACCCCTGTTCCATTTGTGCCACTAATCCAAGTCCCTGCCGTTGGACCAGCAATTGTAATTGATACTTGTTGCCATGTATTTGCAGAAGAAATAGTGTAACTAAATGGATAAGAATAACTTTGTGCAGAATTAACAATAGAGCCTGTATATGTACCTGCTATTGATGCTTGCACCCAAAAAGACAATGTAACGGTTTTAGCATTAGCCGTTCCCCAAGCCAAATCTGATGTATTAAAAGCTTCAATTCTTTGATACATACCAAAACACGCACCTGTTGCTGGTGTTGTAACCCCACTTGATGTAAATCCTAAATAATTGCTATAACCAACAGGAGGACTTGCACTAAGTTGTTGTGCTGAAAATACACCCGCTTGTGCAATTGACAAACCTTTCCATCTATCAATAATCATTCCACCATCAACAACGGTAGCACTAGACGTTCCATTGTATTGGCTTATTTGAAACTGACCGTTGATGATTCTGTTTTTCATCGCAGATGAGTTGCCCGTACCAATTGAGTTAAAACCTGTAAACGGTACAGACGTTACGCTACCAAATGAGTTTGTGTTTACTGAGCCAGCACTCGGTGCTATTGTATTCGTCTGTAGGCTTGTGTACTCAACCCATACGTTGTTAGTTCCTGTCGGTGGGGCTGATGTGAACGTGAGCGTTGTGCCTGACACGGTATATGCACTGGATGGGTTCTGAGCCACGTTAGCAACAAACACTAAAATCTGTGCCGAACTCACCACTCCGACAGGCAGTGTAAACGCCGTAGTAGAGCCATTTCCAGAAAAGTAAGTTACTTGTGGGGCGTACTGAGAAATACTTGCAGAGTTGCCTATATAAGCCATATTATGCCGCCAATAAGACTGAAGCTATTGCATCCGCTGAAGAAGCTACACTAGTTAACACTTTCAATGCATCAGAAGCAATTAACACAGGGCGGTTACCTTGAATACATTCCAAAGAACCACCAACAGGTACCGTAGATTGATACGCTATATAATAGTCCACCCCAGAGCGAGTAAAGTAAACACTAGTTGTTATTGGTGAAGATGTTGTATTAGTAACAATTAAGCTGGCTATAGCGGCAGTTGTTGAGGCAGCTACGGTAGTTAATGTAGATGCGGATGTACCAACGTTTTTGGCTGCATAAGAGGTATTTGTATAGATTGGCATATCATCCCATCATAAAAGATAAAAAGTAAGGAACATCAGTAATGCTAGATGGATAAGTAATAAATACGTTAACTGTACCTGAGAATGTAACCGCACTTCCAGAGTTAGACGAAGATAAAATGGTAGTACGAGTAAGGGTAGGTCCAGTTGTTGAGTATGTACCAACACCCACTTCCCAGTTGCCTGAAGCGTCAAACGCACTATAGTACGTTGTATTCGTATTCCCAATACCAGCAAGCGACTGAAACCCTGTTACTGTGCCCGTTAACGTAAAACTTACGGTAGTATTTGCTGTTCCAGTCTGCTGTGCCCTATCTAAAAGTACAAGAGCCACATTAAGCTCCTAATTAACTAGTTGCTGTAGTTGAATAAGTAACCGCTAAAGAATCACCGTTTGCAACAGTTTTTGAACCGCCAGTAAAGTTACCAGCAGAATACAAAGTACCTGTAGTTGTATCTTTAGTAGCTGATGCACCTGAACCTGAGTTAATAAAACATCCAGCAACTGTGCCAGAAGATGTCATTGCAAATGTTAAAGCCGGAGCAGTCTTAGTGGTTACGTTAGATGGTGTAGTACCTGAACTAGTAGCAGTTGTCCATACAGGAGTTTGTCTGTTACCTGTGTATGTAGGAGCATTAGCTAAACCAACTTCAGTCCATGCGTGTGATGCCATCGTATCTGCGGCAGTGTAAGTAGTTGTACCACCTAATAGACCTAAATAGTTAGCACCTGAAGCTGTACCACCGTTAGACGTTGCACCGAAGTAAAAGTTAAATAAGTCTTGCTTACCAACAGCAGTAACGAGGTTAGGGGCAATATCTTCCCATTTTAAATTACCATCTTTGTCATAGCACTTAACTGTGTAATAACCTTGGATTCCTAAAGTCTCATCGGAGCCAGCTCCACGAGTAACGGAGGCAACCGCAGTGTCTCCAAAATTTGATTTTTCAATGCTCATAATTGCTCCTAGTTAAGAATGATAACAGCCGTTGTGGATGTAGCTGTTGGAAAAGTTACAGTAAAATTGCCTGACGCTGTTTTGTCAGACCCAAAATCTAATACACATACAGCCGCATTTGTTGTCCCATTATAAATCAAAGCACCCCTACAGGTAAAGGATGCAGAAGTCCAAGTAACATTATTAAACGAAATATATGCTGAGTTATTACTTGTATCACTAGCCGGTGGGATGTTGGTTAGGGTTTGTCCTCCAGCGGTGTATCCCGTTCCAGAAATCTCATTGGAAGTACTATAAGCAGTAGTTGTATTGTCCAGATTAGCCAAAGATGTATAAAGTGCAATTTTATAGGTTCCACTAGTAAAGTTCTCCAATCCGTTCAACAGATTCTGCTTAAATATGGTGCATTGACCTTGGGTAAAACTCATAACTGTACAACCCCACCTTTAGGTGCTGCATTTAATGTAAGTTGTCCATTACGGTACGCATCGCCACGTTCAAGAGCATCACAGAGTCTACGTAATTCATTCATTGCTTCTTGATATTTAGCAGTGTAAAAAGTGATAATATCTTGTTCCGTTTTCATAAAAATAGCGGCTTCTAACAAGCATCCATAGAGTAAAACTGGGTCATAGTTTTCGCCAAGCCAAGACGTTCCGGCAGTAACAATAGACGTTGGATAATAAAAATAATGCATTTCAACCTGATAATTAGCATCAGGTGTAGGTCCTAGGATATAAGATAAAGCGTTAGGGTTGTTATATTGTGTGCCAAATAAAGCGTAGTGTTTAGGGGTTCCGCTAGAACCCGGATAAGGATAAGCCTCACGAATGAAGTTAACATCTTTATTTAAAAGATATGTATACGGTACACTTAAATCGTTTGAATATACAGCAACAGAATAAGCTGATAGCCAGTCAGAAGGTAGTGATAAATAAGGATTTCCAGAAGTTACTGTACCCGTCACATTTCGTCTTAATGCTGGAATATTAACTGCATTATATATGCGTGTTTCTGCTTGGGTAATAAAGGTGTCAACCTGAGTATTGCTTGCTGTTGTCACAGTCGTAGAGCCATCAGTCCCAGTAAATGTAGTACTTGGGAATTCGTTTTCAGTATACGTTTTTATCGTATTGAAAAGCTCTGTATAGTTCATTAAGCCATTGGTCCCATAGCTTTTCTACCACGCTCTGCTGCACCATTACCACGAGTCTCTAAACCCTCGTTTTTAACTTCTTTAAATGGTCCCTTAGTAACATAACCTACTGAGATATTCATCTTATTAAGATAGTCATTACCAGATTCCATAGACATATTAGGCAACTCATTACCTACAGATTTACCAGCCATAGTATGTGGTTTTGCATAAACTCCGGCGGGTTTGTTATTAATTTTAGCCATGATTATTTTCCATTCGCTTTAAGTTTAGCCATATTACGACCCATAGACTTCATGTCTTCATTAGTCTTGCCGCCAGCAGCCATCTTCTTGACTTTACCGCCCTTTTTAAGTTTAGACAAGTCAGTACCCTTACCGCCCTTATGCTCTTGAGAATCGTGCATTTTAAAAGCTTTCTTAACGATTGCTTTGTCTTGTGCGATATCTTCTTTCATGCTTTCCATCTTTGCCATTTTTAGCTCCTTAACTGATTGTTACGCTATTAGTTACACCCCTTGATTGTAACGCATTTGGGGTCTCATTGAAATCATATTTCATACCTACCGGGTTAAAACCCCACTGAATTTGCCTACTACCGCCGCTAGGAAACCCAGAAACATCATAGCCTGACTGATAATAACTATTGTCTCTTCTGGGTTCACGAACTGCTTGAGGGTCATTAACCGGATACATACCAAGTTGAAGCTGTGGATGGTCCATCTCCCAACACTCATGGCAAACTTTAATACTGACGTTTTTAGTCTTAATAGTAAGTTTTTTAAGTTCTGTAAGTTTGTAACGAAATCCACAACGGTCACACTCCGCAATTGAAAACTTGCCAGACGAAAACATCGTAGTCATTAGCCATTACCTAAAAAAGTAAATCTCGGAATAAAACGAATCGGTGCCTTCTCACGGTCTTCTTCAGATGCAAACTGGAACTGCTGCTCATAATCTGCCTTTAAACCCATCACACGATTTGGGTCCATATTAGGTAACTTCATAGACAAATAATAAGCAAGTCCAGCCACCATACAATTCAACCAACGGAACGGAATATCTTGTGTATTAACAGCATTACCAGCATCTTGAATACGGCGCATTCTCCAGTAAACAAAGTTATAGTACGGGTTTTGTGCTGTGCCTTGGTCAGGGGTGGGCCAGACTGTTATCTGTGGGTTTCTATCAGGGTTTGAACCTGTAGGATATGATGCACCTGACTGTCTATTAATCCAAACTTGAATCGGTCTACCCTGTGCTAGCTTATTAGGGATTGTAGAGTAGGTAGATACACTGATGCGACTGATGGTGATATCGGTTTGATTATTTTGTTGTCCAGCATTTGTTCTAATTTGGTGTTCCAATAAATCAATCGTATCCGTAGGTAAGTCGTAAGTGTTAGTGCCCTGCACCATTGGGATAACGCCCTGCTCAATTGTCCAAAGATTAATTCCACGGTTTGCCCATTCAATAGTTAATAAATTTAAAGAACGTCTTGCAGTACGAAAATCATATCCAGAACGCAGCTCTTGACCACATCTCTCAAATGCTTCTTCGATGATGTCTGATAAGTCTAAATTAAACGAACTGGTTCCGGTTGTTGTCATTTTGGAAACTCAAATATTAAACGTAAAATTATAAAATCAAGCACTAGCATATCGCAGTCATCTTCATGTGCTATCTCTGCACCAATCATTACACCTTTAATAAAATGCAGATAAAGCGTCATAGTGTTCATTTTATTTACCTTTTTTTAGCCGTTTTTGCTGAATTAATGAAATCCTGATTGGAGGGTGCTCCTTTACTTCCGGGCTTACGCATCTTTTCTTTAGACCCAGCAGCGATGCGAGCTTGCTTTTTATGGATGTTTTCATATAAACCGCCCTTTTTTAACAGCACTGCTGACTCACTTGTCTTAGGTATTTTTTTAGGGGACATTGCCCCCATACCACGACTAGCTTTCATTAAGCTGCTCCGCCGCCACACATAGTTTTAACGTGCTCATGGTGTAATTTATGACCTGCTGCGTGGTCTTTAAAAAAGTTATGGTGTGGCTTATGACCTGCTTCATGTGCTTTAGTAGCATCTTCATGCATTTCATGTTTTACAACAGCCTGTTCTGTCATTACTTTTGCGTGGTCCATTTTCATATCTATCTCCTGATTAGCAAACTTTACCTTTAGTTTTACCTTTAGACTCAATACCGCCGCCTTTAGCAAAACTCATGTTTTTAACTTTACCCATTTTAGGAGAACCAATAGCAGCCTCTTTAGGTGCTGGCTTCTTAGCGCTCATAGTATCGTTAATTTTTTCCATCTTAGCTGGCATCATACGTTTTTCCGCCATTTTCTTTGTTGCCATACCGCCTCCTTTAAATAAAGCTGATTGTCCGTGGTCTGTCTTACGCTTGTTTACTGATTGTTTATCGGCGCGACCACCACCGGCAAACTTTTTACCTTTATCTGCTTCTTCAAAATCTTTACCAACTGACTGTGGCACCCTAACTTTTTTTGCAAACTTTGGATTATTTGCAATTGCAGCCATAAAATTGTGCTGTTTTTTACTTGAACTTGGCACGAGTTTTACCTCTTTCAACTATACCGTCATAAGGGCACTTTCCTACTTTACCACCCTTTTTGTATGTCATATCAGATTCTATTTCTTTATTTTTTGTATTACTAATTACATTATTAGGGCTATCTGGGTTATAAGCTAAACTATTATCCACATTGCTTTTTGGTGTGTTTTCAGGGTTAGCTTTTGGTACAGCTTTTGGTACAGCTTTTGGTACAGCTCTTGTTATAGGTTTACTAAACTTTTTAACAGGCGTCACTTCTTTATTTTTACCTGCTTCTATAAATTTCATTGCACGTGCACGTACATCATCTCCAATAGTATTGGCTTTATTGTCACGCATATCAATTACTTCTGAACCGTCTTCGCCGTTAAATTTTTTCATGTTATTTCCAAAATTTCTGTAGTACAAACACTATACCACCGCCAAGTAATACAGACAATATATTAAATACGTAATGAATCGTTTTCTTAGAGGCTTGTTCTTCAGCAAGCATTTTGCGAATATCCGCTAATGCCTCTTTTACCTCTTCCATGTCGCTGACTAGTTTATCCATGTCGTCTTGTAGATGCTTAATCTCTGCTGCATGAGTAGCTAACTCTCTTGCGTTTACAATTACTGGGTCGTTAATCTGTAGTTCCATTAACACTTCCATCGTTTTAAACTTGCTGCCTTACGTGTTGGTTTGCCGTTCTCGTCTTTCATTGGTCCGGGCATACCGCTCATTCTTGCACAAAACGACTTCTTACGTGGTCCACCTTCAGGTTGCGGGGCTTTTAGATTTGACCCTGTTTCCCTGTTATACTTCGCACGACCCTTAGCAGTAAGTCCAGCCCCTTTAGAAACCGGGAGTTTTTCGCCTCTTCCAACTGCAAGATTGGGTCCTTTCTTCTTAGTAGCCACATTAAGCCCCCACGCCAGTACCAGTAATTAAATTCTTAATCAGTTTACCAGCAAGAATTACACCCGCCGATACTGTAGTCGCCGTACTTGTTACTAACTGCCATTGAATATCAGTCTTTTCTGTATATAAAAACGGGTCAGAACTTCTATTAGCAACATAAATTGACACAAACGGTTGTTGTAAAACAGATAATTTAACACCTGTGGTGTTATTAATCGCCTGAACTGAATAAGTAATAATATTAGATGATGTGTAGCTATTTGATGTATTAACTTCAGCCAAATCCAAGTAAAAAGAATACCCAGCAGGGACTGTATAAATAGACATCTGTGACTTACCAATACCGGCGTTAATCTGCGCTATTACATTAGATGATTGCTTTAAAGTAATAGTACCTACGTTTGTAGTTTGACTAGTACCCGGTGTTGTCATTAATAAACTATTAACACGGAAATAACTATTAACCGTTGTAACACCCGAAGTACCATTTAACGCTAAAGTTTCTGAAATAGGATTAAAACTAGAGTCAAGTCCACTAATTAAAACTTTTGCAACTGTATCATCAGACGCTGATGTGCTGACTAATGTAAGTGTAGACGCAGAAGTAATGTACGTATATGCTGTAGCATTTTCCCACACAGGAATCTTTGTATTGCCTACAGCAGACTGATACCCAAATAGACTTAACGTGCTATGCCCAGAAATCTGACCACGAGACACTTGCAAGTCAAATGGCTCATACACACCCATTCTACTAATTGATGATGTAACTCCTAATGTTGCCATAATTAATCTCCTAAAATTTTAAAAAGGGGACCGAAGTCCCCCGGATTAATTACATGAATGTACCATAAGGATATGCTGATTTAGTACCAATATTGTTATCAGGCTGTGTATAACGCAATGTCAAATAAAATTTACCAATTAATGAGTTTGCGATTGTATATGTTAAGCCTGTTGGTGTACCAGCTGTAGTAACAATTGCAGCACCAGATGTAGTAGTTAAAGTAAATCCAGTAACTGTACCAGCACCACCAGTAACAGCAGATACTAAATAACTAGTTGGGTTTGCATAACCAGTAATAGACCCAGTACCACCCGCAGTTCCAGAAATGGTTAAACGTTGACCAACTGCTAAATAAGCGTTAGATGTACAAGTAAATGTACCGGCGGTGTCTGCAATAGCTGCGCCAGCTAC